GCCTTTTGGGAAACGGTAGTTAAAGTATTTATCTACTACGCACATGAGCGTGGATGGAACAACATACAATGGGGGAGAAAATAATGTTTGAATATTATGTAAAGAAAGTAACAAAAGTTGTTGATGGAGATACTATTGATGTAGACATTGATTTAGGGTTTGATATTTCTTTTAGTTCAAGAGTAAGACTGGCTGGTATTGATACTCCTGAGTCTCGCACTACAGACAAAGTTGAAAAGGCTTTAGGACTGGAAGCAAAGGCTTATTTGAAGCATGCCATAGATAGTGCTAAGTCAGTAGTGATCAAGACAGAGAAGATGGACTCATCAGAAAAGTATGGTCGCATTTTGGGCTGGGTATATATTGATGGAAACACAGTATCTCTTAATGATATGATGATAAATGACGGATACGCATGGGGATATCTTGGAGATACTAAAGTTAAGGATTTTTCGGCGTTGGAAAAGGCTAGGAAGAAGTCTGGTAAGTGAGTGATGATGAAGAGATTATTGAAAAATTAATTCTAACTGGCGCTTTAGAGATTGCTGGTATAGATACTGAAACTGGAGATTTTTTATATAATTTTACAGATAATTTAGCAAAAATATCACCAGAAATTTATAAAGACATGAATAGTTATTTTTATTCAGAAATGATTACTCTTTGGGAAAATGGTTTTATTGAAATGGACGTGAGACAAAAAAATCCTAAGATAACTTTAACTGATAAAATTCTAGATAGTGAATCTATTAAAAAACTTGATAGAAACTCTCAGCATAGTCTTAAAGAAATTCTTAGAATACTGAAAAATAAGTAGTAGTATAATATATTATTATGGAATACTTCTTGGGTGCAGTATCAACTATTTTAATTTTTTTGTTTTTTGCAAAAACTGAAAAATATGATGATTATTCAATTAAAAATACAACAATAAGATATAGCCAAAGCCATATCTTTGAGTTGCTTAATCCTTTACTAAAAGATGTAAGATTTGTCAAAAAACAAAAAAATACACAATCTAAAAAATATTATGAAAAAACCAATTTAAAGGTTGTGTTTGTTGAAAATAATGCGTATTGGATTAAAGAAAATGTTTTTTATGTAGCAAATTTAGAAAATGGAGTTATAAATAATGAAAGTGTAAGAACAGTTGACACAATAGGTATGGATAAGGTACAATTAGATAAAATGCTGTTTATTATGGATAGACTAAGAGAGGGACTAGATAGTGATAGTGGGAGTACAGGGAACTAATAGTTTCGATGATTACAATGTTTTCTTGCGTTCCATGGGGGTTGCTCTTTCTGGTTTAAAAGAAAATGATCAAGATTTTTATATTTATTCTGCAGGTCCAGGCAATTTAAATTCTATGGTTATGGAATTTGTAAATGTTTCTGAAAAAGGAATGAAAAATAGAGGAAAAAAGATTAAGTTTTACAAAGTTGCACCATCCTGGCTTTCTGAAAATATGTTGGATGTTAACTACTTTATATATTTATCAAAAGAAAAAGAAAATATCTCTAAATTAGTTAATGAAGCAAAAATAAATAATGTAGATGTTGGAATATTTAACTACTAATTAAAGGAAAAAATGAAAATTACACAATTAGAAAAAATGGAAAAAATTGTTGCAAAAAATAAATCATTGTCTTGGAATGGTTGGGATGTGCTTCATGCATACCCATCAGAAAAAGGAATGACCTCAATATACGGCGCCTATATCAATGGTAAATGGCACATTACTCGTAACTTTAAGTTGGGTTCTGATGGATGGGATTTACCAGATAAGTTTGTGATGTAATAATGCATAAAGATAAATGGAAAGATGATGCTTTGTGCTTTGATTATGATACAAATATATTTTTTGAAAAGTATGAAGATGATGAACTTTTACGACCAGCAATAGATAAATTATGCTCAACCTGTCCAGTGGCTAAAACTTGTTTTGCTGTTGGTGTTTCCACTAAAGAGTGGGGTGTTTGGGGTGGTATTTATTTAGAGAGTGGGCTTGTATCTAAAGAATTTAATAATCATAAAACACCAGCCAATTGGGGATCAACATGGCAATATTTAACTATGGGATAACATGATAGTATATTCAAATCAAATAGATAATCTTAAATACTATGAAGGAAAACATTTTATATATTTTGAAGATGGATTTTCTCTAAAAGTAAAACCATATGATGAAGAAACAAATTATGACTTTGTAGATAGGTTTGAAAATCTTGAAGAAAACGTACTAATTATTTTTCAAGGATCTCTTTATCATGTAATGATAGATAATATTGCAATAATTATGAAGCACTATTCTAAAAATCCAAACACACATTTTTTATTTAATATGCTGCATCCTTTTTCAAAAGTATATAATTATAGTTTTGTTTCATTTCTTTTTGAATTTTTAAAGTATTATAAGATTAAATATACTTTTATTGATCCTAAAGAAACCAATGGTCTTTTAGTAAATAACTTGTCATTTTATGATAATGTTTCCATTCATCAAAATATGGTAGACGATGTGTACAAATATACAAAACATTTTGCAATTCAGCAAAATATTTCAAGTAAAAAAGTTTATCTTAGTAGAAAGTCTGTAATTCCAAAAAATAATGATGCTATTTTAAAAAATGCAGATATTAAAAATTTATCTTTTATTGATGATAAAAGAATTGATAGTGAAGAAACATTAGAAAATTTTTTTAAAGACAATGGATTCTTGATAGTTTACCCAGAAGATTTTTCATCTTTTAGAGAACAAATAGGATTTATGCAAGAGGTAGATGTTTTGGTATCTTTAACTGGTGCATCTTTAACTAACTGTATATTTATGAAGCCAGGTAAAACAGTTATAGAATTATCAACAACCCTTGTTTTAGGAGGAGAAGAAAGTTTGCATACTCATTTTTATGATATTGCATATGCAAAAAATCACAACTTTATATCAATAAGACATGATCGTGTTGCACAAAATGTTATAGATAAGTTAACAAACAGTGGTATTCTAGGATAGATATGAACAAAATCAATGTTGTAATCCCAATGGCTGGTCAAGGTATGAGATTTCTGCAAGCGGGTTTTAATACAACAAAGCCTCTAATACCAATAAGCGGAATACCTATGGCAATCAGGGCTGTTCAGACACTAGGGATAGATGCTAATTATATATTTATCATTAGAAGAAACAAAGACTTTCATAAATTAAAGTTTGCACTGCTCAATTATGATAACACAGCAAAAATTATTGAGGTAGAAGATGTTACCGATGGAGCAGCAACTACTGCTATGTTGGCAAAAAAACTAATAGATAATCAGAATGAGTTAATTATAACAAATTGTGATCAGATAATGAAGTGGAGCCCTCAAGACTTCTTAAGTCATGCTCGACAATTTGATGGATGTGTTGTAACCTTTACTGATGACAACCAAAGAAATAGTTATGCAAAAACATCGTCTGATGGCACGGTAGAAGAGATTCGTGAAAAAGAAGTTATTAGCAATATTGCATTAAATGGAATACACTATTGGAAACATGGAAGAGACTTTGTCCAAAGTTATAAGTCAATGGTTGAAGATGGTGCCACAACAAATGGTGAGTACTATGTATCAACAACATACAACTATATGCTAAAAAACAACTCTACTGTTGGTATTTATCATATTCCAAATGAACAGTATATAAATGTTGGAACACCAGAAAAACTGGAGGAGTATTTAAACAATGAAGATATCTAGACTAGATGATTACTTTAAGGGATGGTTTATAGGAAACTTTGACCCATCTGTTTTTAAGACTGATCAATTTGAGGTTGGCGTTTTGTTTTATCCAAAAGGAATACATCATCAAAAACATTTTCATAAAATAGCAACAGAATACAATGTCCTAGTTAAAGGCTCATTTATTTTGTCTGGACAAAAACTTAACGAAGGGGATGTTTTTATATTAGAGCCAAACGAAATTGCTGATCCAGAGTTCTTAGAAGATTGTACAATTGTTTGTGTAAAGGTGCCATCACTTACTAAAGATAAGTACGAGATATATGATTAAGATAGCCCATAGAGGCAACCGCTTCGGTCCAAACAAAGAACTAGAAAACTCTGAGTCATATCTCTTAGAGTCAATTAATGCTGGTTTTGATGTTGAAATAGATGTTTGGCTTATTGATGACAACTTTTATCTCGGTCACAATGGTCCAGAACACAAAACCTTGATATCATTCTTACAAAGCATATCAAAAAATAGTTGGATACACTGTAAAAACTTTGATGCACTTCATTATTTTGCATCTAATAATTTTAATTTTAGATATTTTTGGCATCAAGAAGACTACTTTACTTTAGCAAGCAATAATATTATCTGGACATACCCAGGTAAAGAATATGGTTCAGAATCAGTTTTAGTTGATCTTGAGTCAGATAGTTTAGATAGATATATTAAACCCTTGTACGGTGTGTGTAGCGATTATGTTGGCTTAATGGTATAATGGTTAAGATGAACAAAAGAGATAGCAATACATATAATGAAACAGACAAAGCAGTTGATCTAACAATACACACCAAGTGTCCAGAAAAATGGCTGCTTGTAGACAGGGAGACTGGTCAAACATATGTTGGGAACGCTAATGGTAAATGGAACAGGCTAGATCCAGTTATTAAGGATGTTGAGTAATGTATACAGATCAAATGAAGAGAGCCTTTCGCTCTATCCATGCACCAAAGAATTTTGGCTTAACTCTTATTGATAATGATAATTTTATTACAGTGAAGGCAAGTGAGCCAGACTTTATGAGGTTGACAGTTGAAGATCGAGTTGCTGCCGTAGAGTATATGGTAAGGGTTAAAAAAGCATTAGAAGACAATGGGGCTATTGTTTTGTTGGTTCGTGAAGGCGGTAAGGAGTTATAATGAATATACCATACAACAGTATAGACAAAGATCCAAGGCAGCCTTCTGATAATGGTTCAATTGAGTTTATCAAATTGCAAAATGACAACTTTTTAGAGCCAGTAGTAGCAAGTAAAATGCTGCCAGAATGGTATAAGGCTCAACCAGCAACAGAATATATTTTTCCAGATGATAAAAATAAAGATTTGACTATTAAGAGGTGTGTTCCGTTTTTAGATGCTATGTCTGTTGGGTATTACTTAGTAACCACCATAGATCATTTTGTTGAATGGGATGGGGATAAGCCAATCATTAAACATGAGGATCAAAGGTCTATATCTAGTCATGAAGTTACTCAGTTTAAAGAATTTTTAATCCCTTATGATTATGCCCTTCCTGCATACAAATGGAATAACCCATACCTAATTAAAACACCTAAAGGTTATAGCGTTAAATTCTCTCATCCAAGCAATTTCTTGCATCTTCCGTTCATATCACTAAGCGGTGTTGTTGATACAGATGATTTTTTTAATGTTGTAAGTTTTCCATTTTTTATTAAGCGTGGATTTAGTGGACTGATTCCCAAAGGAACGCCAATAATTCAAATAATACCATTTAAAAGAGAAGAGTGGAATGCATCCATAGGAACAGCATCTGCAGATATGAAAGAAAAGCACAAAAAGATATCAGATGTTTATGAGTCTGGTAGATATAATCAAGATGGTTCAGCCAAAGGTGGTATGTATAAAAAAGAATATAGAAAGAAAAAAAATTTTACATGATATCTATTTTTTATATTACAATAAATAAAAGGAGAGTTGCTTAATATGTTTAATTATATTGTTTTTTTTGTACTAACATTTATATTTTTGTATTTATTTTTTGGTAATATTAAACTTTTAAATAAAAATAAAAAATTAAAACTTTTACTTGCTCAGTCTGAAATTGACAAAAATATTATAAAAAATGAATTTAAAATTAATTTAAATAATAATTTTGTAGAATTTCTTAGCAAATCTAGAGATGAAGCATTTTCGTATATTGAAGAAGTTCAAGGTGGACTATCTAATTTTATAAATGAACTAGAGCCTGAGATTAATTATTTTAAAGAGTATGGTGATATTGGATCAATGGCTCCAAACTATTACTCAATGAAAAAAATTGTAGAAGAATATAATAAACTAAAAATACTTTTACCTACAGAAGAGGTTAATTAATGAAAGATGTACTACTATCAATACTAACAGGTTTTGGATGTGGCATTGTATTTGCTGCATTCAAATTACCAGTACCAGCACCACCAGTTTTTGCGGGAGTCGCAGGAATTGTAGGGTTATGGGCTGGATATGCTATACTATTAAAGATTATATCCTAGGAGGAATAATATGAATACAGTACAACTAAAAGCAATTCTTGCATCATACGGACGATCAGTCCTTGGTGCAGCACTTGCACTATACATGTCTGGGGTAACAGATCCTAAGACACTTGCATACTCACTATTGGCTGCAATTGCACCAGTAGCAATCAGAGCAATCAACCCTAACGATAAGGCATTTGGAATTTTGCCAGACGCTAATGAAGTTGATGTTGCCCTTAAGAAGGCAAGAGTAAAGAAGGCTCCTGCTAAGAAGGCTACTGCTAAGAAGACAACTAAGTGATACAGGTTAGTGGGGGGGAGAATACTCCCCCCACTAATTCTAATATAGGTAATCTATCCCTTATATTTAATACTATACCAAGAACTGGGATGAACTATATTGGTTTTGTATGTATTTATTCTTTAAATGCTTCTAAATATAATATGCGAAGTTTTGAACAAATTCATTCACCCTCATTTGCATCAGTAACACCACCAAATAGTATTCAGTTTTTTATTAAACGTGATCCAATAGATGCAATACAGTCAGCAATATATAGTAATATACCAGATAATCTTTCAGAAAAAGAATTAATAGAAAAACTTGATAATAGACAAGGTGAAAATACAAAAGATTGGATTCTTCATCTTTCAAATGTTAAGAAAAATAAAAATATAGAGGTTATATCTTTTGATGATTTTACAAAAGATACATTCTCTTATGTTCAAAATATACAAAATAAAACTGGACTTCCTTTTAACGCTACTAAAAAAACAATAGATGAAGCAGTAGAGCAATTAAGTATTGATTGGAAAAAGAAAGATACCACTATGAATTTTATGCCAATAGAGAAAAAACCACATAACTCTTTAATTAAAAAATATATTGTTTCAAATGATCTATATGGTAGGAAAGATACAATATATGATTTGTATAATTCAATAGAACCAACAATTGTGCTATAATATACATACCTGCCCAATAGGGGGGTAAATTAACTTATTCGCTTGAAAGGGGAATAAAATGGTAAAAACAGCACTGGATCTTTTTAATGATCCATTCTTCAATACCTTCTCAA